CCCAAAGGTCCAGATGTCCGCTCCATCGTAATCATGGTTAGACCAAATAAGTATCGCGCTGCATATCGATGTCGCAAGTGTGTGCCTAACTGAAATTCGGCACCTTTATAACCTCGAGATAAGAGATTGCATTGAAACCAGCAGGTGGTACTACAGTAAATGTAAATCCTGTGGTTTGAGAAGTCAGTCCTGGTATATTGACGTAAAACTCATAGACTGCTTGTAAAGTATTCGTGCCTCCTGGTGAGACAAGATTCTGTATCCCGTTCAAGTTATAGATGGAACCTGGAAGTGTGAGATTTTTCAAAGTTCCTACAGAGGCGTCTGGCCATGTCGCCCCTGATGATGAACTTAATGAAACTACACACTTATAAGTACCCAATACTCCGCGTGGAAAATTATATGTGCCGTCTGAAAACAATGTACCACCAATTGGTGTTGCAATAGTCTTTGAGACCGCATTAGTGAAAACGGCGGAGGTACTGGCAGCTGTAGCTGTGAAAAAGTCCATGGAACTCAAAGAATTCCCAAGGACCGGTTTACACAGGGTGATGTCATATGTGATCCAAAGACCACCGATATTGGCCGAAGCCTGCATCCCCTCAGTTGCCAACTGGAAGATACCTAGGTCATATAACCTAGGATCACTACCAGTGGGAACCCCAGCGGTTCTAACATAATACAGTTTACTGGCTACTTGAGATGGTGCGCATTCAATAGCGTGAACCAAATCTTCCGCTGGTTTTCCATAATTAGCGTAGACAGTATTCAACATTTCAGATGTTGTAGCAAAGGTAGGCCGCTCAGAGTTATACTCTGTTGCCATAACAACCTTGCCCAGGGCTGTATTTGTAGAATTTAGTGCCGCAGCACTAGTTGAAACGAATTGTATGACCATGCCATTAATAAAATATTGTTCATAGTTCGATGCAATTGCGCTTAGCCATGGAAATGTGCTCTGTAATCCTGGATTGAGAGCGAATGGAATGTTTAGGTATGATGTCGTACCATACACATCTCCGAGATACTCCTTGTGAGATACCCGGATACAATTCATCCCTGGGAAACTTGGAACTGAACTAGTACGGGCCTTGCCGTATAATGTATTCAATGATACATCATAGTCCCCTATACCTGTTATTTTCTTAAACAGTGCTCCCAGACCCTTTCCAACTAAACCACCTACTACCCCGCCAACACCAGGAACTAATGAGTTCCCGACTGTGGCACCAATGCCGGACCCGATCGTCTGTGCGACCATGCCGCTTCCGGAGCGTTTTGGTTTAGATTTAATTGCTGGCGCGATGCTGCGCCTAATTGCTGTTTTCTTTCTTGGTTGAGTTCTTCCTTTTCGCATTTGGTTTTTATTGTTCCCCTAGGCATCGCCGCCCAGTACGTGTTTACATACTTAACATAATTGTCATAATAATGGCGTTGATCCAAGTTACAATGATCATATATCAAGGGGTGGAAGTAGTCATCCAAGTTACTGAGGCTGGAATAAAACTTTTCTAAGCAAAGTTGATCTTCAATCGTATAACCATAAACCTCACTCATTAATGTTCGTGTTGACATACTAATTTCCTGCACACTCACGTTCGTGCTAAATTGCTTGGTCTCATAATATGATAGGTCTAGCTTATACCTACTACCCTGGGTTAATCTTAAAATACATTCCCCAAGGCTCTGTAAAATAGGTACACCAGCATACTGGTACATCAAGCTATAACCTTTACCCCTAAGCAACTCTCTACGTGTCTTGTCACCGCTATCTGCATATTTCAGTGAACACCAAGACACATTTAGTATATGTTTTGTCGGATCTGCAATACTCACAAAAGAGTCCGTATCAAATATCAATCCGCAAAAACTAGCCAACTCAAGTCTAGTCCGGTGTTCTATCTTGACAGTGAAACCACAATCTGCATAATTTTGTGTGGTTGGTAATACACCGTCATAAACACCCAAACAATCATCACCTTCGATAACACAATCATAATTAGTGTTTCCTAACTGGTGATTAACAAACAAAAACAGCATATAATTGGCAAACCCGTTCCCAAGTGATGTATTCATTTCACCACTCATTCTCCGGGCCAATATTGTTGCTTTCAGCTGTTTAAAACGACATTCATTATAACCCACCAAAACCTTCATACACTTCGTCAATTTGTCGTATGATGGTAAATGTTTGAACAAATGTTCATAAAATTGAAATTCAATGATGTGCATAATGTTGGGCGTGAAGTGGCACTCAAACCCTGTATAATCAGTGGAGATATAATTGTCTCTTCCACCTAGTTTATTATACACGTATCTCGCCCTGTCAATTACAGGCACGTGCTTAATGAATGAAGGGTGTTTATACAACACATCTTCCATTGCCTTACACAACGGTCCAAAAATGACTTTAAAATAGTCTGACCGGGCATAAATCCCACGAGCATTCTTATACTCTGGGTATCCTTCATCCTTAATAAAACAGCTTACCTTATTCATCTTCTTCGAAAACATAGCCACATCAGAAGACATAAGGACCTCATTCACT